AATTGGAAGATACTTTCGTAAACTTCCTCTTGCAATTGACTTATTTCGTGCATTTCTGCTCGAACAACTTCTGAATCAAAGAAACTCATTCTGCTGCTGCTTCTTCGACAACTTCTTCAGTTGCTTCTTCAGTTGCTTCTTCAGAGACTTCTTCAGTTGCTTCATCAGAACCTTCGACTTTGCTGTCCTCGATCTGAGTCAGAACTTCAAGAGCACCGACGATCTTGGAATACATTGCCTGAAGACGCTTGATTTCATTGTCAAGCAGTTCACGTTGCTGAGCAAATTGGCCGACCTTTGCTTCGATATCTTCCTTCTGCTTAGCTAGGTTGCTCAGAACTTCAGTGTTTTCAAGTGCCATGGATTACGATCTCCTTTAAAATTGTTTTGTAATGAAATACGTTGATATTTAGGAAAGAAGAATACTTCTTCATTTTAAGACTTACGGATTCCCACACCGGGTCTTGGAGTTTGGTATCAAAGTCAGTTCGATACCCTAGTATTCTATCACAAATAATCAGAGTTTCAAGTGATATGTCTCCACTTAGATATTTTTTAAGAATGATAGGGTGACCACCAGACTTAGAAAATAAAGAATCTAAATCAGATTCGGATAGAATACTCTTCATCTCTTCCTTAAAAATATAAGAAAGAGATTGATTTCTTTTCTTCCAACTTGTGTATCTCCCTTCTCCTTCTTTGATCATTTCACCGATCCAAAGTTTTCCGGGGTCAACACAAGTAATGAAGTTTGCGATAAAAAATTCTTCAACTTCTTTATCGGATTTGTTTCGTGCTAACTTCTCAAACCAAAAACGATCTTTACGCTTATAGAATGATTGAACGGTAGCACGACTTTTCCCACAATACTTGTGGTAGTCGTACTTGTCTTTGGTGAAGTGATTCTTCATCGACAAGTAACAACGATATACATCAAAAGGCATCATTCATTATAGTGGTAGTTTTGCTCTGGAAGTCTTCTTCAAGAAGTTGAGCTCCATTGCTTCACATTTGAGTTTTTCTTTTAATGGTTTTGAAATCAACTTAGGAACAGATTCAAGTTCTACACTATTTTGTTCGCAGAAATGAATGATTGCATCAATATACTTCATATCAGCATTATGCTGTACAAGATGTTCAATTTCCTGCACGAACTTAGCAGAACAAAAAAACTTTTTTTCTAATTCCTTTTCGAGTTCGTTACTCATTCGGGGTTGTAGCAGTGTTATGATGGACAAATTCCTTGATATATCTCACTAGAAGTTTAATATAGTCGTCTTTGTTTCTTTTGTCAAATACTTTCACATCTCCACCGGGAGTCACCATTAATGTAATTAACTTTTTAACTGGAATACCAGTTAATTCATAATATGCAGAAGCATAAAACATCTCTTGTACGAAGTAGTTTTCCAACCACTTCTCAGGTTTAATCTTGTCAGAGGTCTTAAAGTCGATCACTGCAAGTTCACCTTCATATTCACCAATACAATCAACACGACCCGCTAATCCAAGATACTCAGAGTAGAGTGTACGTTCGATTGCATGAATATTATTAATTTTATCGAGATATGGTTTTGCATGAGCAAACATTATCTTTGTCAGAGGCATGAATTCATTCCAATCCATTTGAAGATTCATAAGATATGCCTGAGCAGCCTCATGAAAATCTGTACCTCTGGTTGTAGCACGTTTTGTAATGCGATTTGCTTCTTCAATACCAACTCTTTTTCTCCAATCAATAAAGATCTGTCGATTGTAGAAAGATGTGACAGAAGTAATTGACGGTACCCAATCACCATTAGGTAAATTATATAGTCGGATACCGTTTGTTTCTTTTTTGTTTAATTCAAGATCACCGAGATAATTACAATGAGTAAAATTCATAAATTCAAGTCTGCTTTTGCGAGTAGATATTCCTTACAGAGACCTGAACGGACAATATCATCCAGACCAAATTCGATAATATCAATGGATGGCATGTTGCGAAGAATATTCATAAAATCAATAATACCATTCTTCTCATTTGTCTTTAACAAATCAGTCTGAGTAGCATCACCACAGAACATAATCTTTGAATCTTCGCCTACACGAGTGATTATACTATCTAATTCGTGAAAGTTCAAGTTCTGAAATTCATCTACAATAAGAATAGCACGATCCAGTGTCGTACCACGAATAAAAGATGTGCTCCAGAAACTAATGGTCTCTTGTGCCTTGAGATTTCCATACAACATTTCAAAGTCAGCTGCAGTAGGCAACTCAAACATAAACTTTACCATGTTCTTGTATGGAATCTGATACAGAGAACTCTTGTCTTCATGATCTCCTGGCAAGAAACCGATCTCTCTGGTCGCCACAAGAGACCTTACGATGTAAATCTTGTCGTAGGGTGTATTGACGTTTAAGACATCTCTCAGAGCATTGTAGAGAGTGATAAAGGTCTTTCCTGTACCTGCAGCACCATAAGCAACTATGTTCTGTCCATTATCATAACAACGAAAAAGTTCCTGCTGATTCTCTGTGAGGGGTTCAACAGTTTTCATTAAGTCAGAATTGATAGGCTTCTTTCTTTTCATTTGCCTCGCACTCATTCCAAATAATTGCGTCTTTGAATTCCTCTTTGGCATAGTTTCTATTCAGATAGGTTTTACGTTGGATCCTGGTTGTTTTGATACCCTGTGTAGGACATCATTCCAACCTGGATGAGATTTGGTAAGTTTGTCTTGAAACTCACCAACCTCTCCAACACCTGCTATCCCTGCTGACCAATCTTTATCCCATTCTGGATTCTCCTTTCTCCAATCACCATACTCAAGCATTGTCATCTTGAGTTCTTTCTTCTCTCCAGTTTCTTTATGAAATACGGGATATGTTGGCATATGCTAATTCTCCTTTCGTCTTATTATTTATTCAAGTGTAATTGCAGATTGATCTAAGCATTCTGGACATTCTGGTGTGAGTTCCCAACCCATTGCTTCAGCAACTGCAGGAAACTGACAAATGAAGATACACTTACATGCATTTGCAATGTCCATATGCTCCTTCTGTGTGCCATTTGCAGACCTCAAATCAATATAATGAATCCAAGACCTCACAGAACCTGTCATATAGATTCTAGTCGGTGTGGCTAGTGGTAGAACGAATCTTGCACATTCTTTTGCAATACCCTCATCTAACATTTCTTGGTAGAGATCCATTGCCTCACGAAAATGTTTTTGAATTAAGATCTCATATCGTTGTCGAGTGAATGGATCAATGTCATCAATACTATTCTGACGATTCTTTGTATCTTGCCTTCTTAATTCTGGAATAGGAATATCACTTGCAAGCAATGAACTGTCAGCATAACGTTGTGAGAACTCCTGGTAAGTAAAACTTCTATGTCGTAATATCTGAGCTGCAATTCCTCTAGTTGTATTAATTTCTAGAGTCATTGTTGCTTGTTCAAAAATACTCCAGTGTTGATGTTTAATACAATACTTAAGCAATCCACTAAACTTATCATTCTCTTGATTATTTGGATTACTTACTCTTGCACAATATGCCATGTGCTTCTCTGCATCTGGTGTTACACTTACCAGTTTTACTTGATCAGTCTGGGTACCCATCATCATCTCCGTCATAAAATACTTCATCGTAATCAGTTAGACGATTATCTTGATTGTAATCTGGTTTGTACATATCCACATCAGAATAGACTTCTGATTTAAGAACCTCTACAAGAGATTCTATATTCTGGATGATTAGCTTGAGCTTTTCTTTATCCATTGTTTATCAACCTCGACAAAGGTAATTATATACAAAAAAAGAGGACCTGTCAAGGCCCTCTTTAAAATTTTTAAAATATGTTACCAGTCAAGTTTCCAACTTTCTGCTGGCGACTTACCAGTATTTTTTTGATAATTAACTGCAATAGAATTTACCATCACCCATTTGCAATAATGAACTCCACGATAACAAAGATCGGCGAAAACCATTTCTGGTTCTATTGGTCTATTTACTTTTTGTGTTGCCAGGTCTTTTGGTATGTAAAGATACATTAGAATTTTTGAAGCAGTTTTAACTCTCCATAAAGCAATGCCATTGTTGCAACAATAGCGACGGAAACTTCCAATACAATCATTTTTTTGCTCCGACTAGCTGTGCCTGACGAAGGAGTTCTTCTTTTTGTTTTTTCTCTTTGAGAAGTTGAAGAAGGTTGATACTGGTTGTTTTCATTTTACAACCTCCACCTGTGTCTGAGTTTTGATGCCACGATATGTTGTGGTCATAATCTTTTTCTCAGATTGCTTGTTAGCACGATCTTGTGTGTCGTACTTTACACCGCGATAAGTAACTTGTGCCATTGGTTTTTTCCTGAAGTAGTTGGATTTTTAGGCCCGTTCCTTCAGTCGTTTGCGTCCCATTTGCAGTGTGGATTAGATTCTTGAATGACTTCAACAACTTCCACCTTTTCTTCTCTATTCATGTAAGGTATCCTGTTAACACGACCAATCATTTTGGCAGCATCTGTACAGGACATATTCGCATAGAATAATAGATCAAGCATGGGATGAACGCTCCGTTCCGCGACTTACTTGCGTCCTATGTCAGAACCCGATTGCACTCACCTTGAACCTTAGATCTAAAGTAACCAATAAGATTATACTTGGATCTTTGATCGAGATTGGGATCCAGAAGAATCTCAATTCTCTTTTGTGTGAACCTTTCACAGCTCATATGCCAATCATATGGGCTATTGCTATGTGAGGCCAAGGTTAGTGCCAGCAGTGTGCTGAGCATTAGGATGAACGTATGAGGTTATTATAACCCTTACACACTATATAGTCAAATAGTTTTGTAACTTGTGATACACATTTAACACAACTTGATTATGGTATCACCATATACTATAAATTTTGTAATATTAATCTCTCTGTCTCCAGTCATCTGGTTTGTCTCTCTTAAACCAGTCATTGATATCTTCTGCTCCATCAAACTCTGTTTTGTAATTAGATGGATCAGGATCTCCCAATCCCATCTTATTCAAAAAATCATCTACAGTTCCTTCTTGAATGTCTTGTGCTGCCTGACGACGTGCCTTATTCAACCAGTCTCTTGCTGTCGTATGTGCCTTAGCAAGTTTCTCTGCCCAGATCATATCTTCTAGAGGAACTTGCTGTTTATTCGCAATGCTTTGACAAATAGATTCTAAGCGGAGTCTGTACTGAGTTGATAGCATATTAGTCTCGCAATTTAAGTTCTAGATCTTCTAACTTATGATACTCTGCATGTGCTCGTTCTTGACGCTCACATACGATATCAAGAATGTCCTCCATAATGGCATCATTATCGATACCGTCATCCAAGTATTTGTAGAGGGCCTCTTTCAAATACCGATGCCTATGCCACTCGGGACTATACGGTTTATAATACATAATGAAGATGATATATGTTTGTTATCATAATACTATTTACCACATTTGTCAACGTTCAATTTGACCAATTTTATGATTTCCTGCTTCCAATTTATCAATGAGAACCTGACACCCCAGTTCGGGTCTTGCACCACCACAAGTACAAATATCTGCCATAGCAGAACCAATTTCTGGCCAAGTATGAATAGATATATGACTCTCGGACAAAAGTCCCAAGACTGTTACACCCTGAGGATGAAACTGTTTTGAGACCATACTAACAAGATTTGCCTTACATGCTATTGCTGCCTCTGAAATAATTTGTCTCAGAAGCAGTTCATTATTTAAGATTTCATACGGGCAATCATATAAATTCAAAAGATAATGTTTGCCCATTATAGGTTTGTGTTCCACTTTTAAATATTATTATTTTTTCTTTTTGTCTCCTTCCTTTGCTTTATATCCCCAAAGTTTTGGATTAACAGAACCATATCCAAAATCAATCCTTTGAACCGATCCTGCACCATATTTATCATAATACATATCGAATAGTTCCACTGTCTTACGACAACGTGTTAGGTCAATATATTCAACACCATCAACTTTATACCATACCAACCTTGCATCGGTTGGGAATGTTTTATCTTTTGCTTGTTCTATTGTAGTTTTTTCTAAAAGAATTTGGCAACTATACTTCTTTTCATCTATCAAACTTGTTTCGTTGAAATTTTGTTCCATAAGCTGTTCCTCGTTTACTGCAGTTGTCATGAACGACCTCCCCAAGTAATATCGGGATAAGCTTGCTTCACAATATCATGAGTAATTTTATATCTGCTTGTGAGATCTTTGTCCTTTACTAGGATCAGTAACTCAGCTTCTTTGGGATGAAGTCCTCTTAGAAGATTGATAAACATCATTTCTCTGCGAACTGGAGTCAGACCACCATTTCCACCCTTTACATAATGATAAAGATTTTGATATTCGCGACGGAGAGAAGTTTTTCCTCTACCATCTAGGTCTTGTCCTGTTGCAGACTCTCCGCCCTTTGCTTCTCTTGCCAAGTTTTCAGAAAGAGTTCCAGAAAAAATAGATTGATCATTGCCATCAGCATATGGAACATCACCTTCAGGAAGCATTGATACTACTGTTTCATCAAAATTCCAGATAAAAATCGTTTTCAGCGCATCATGTTCATATGTCTGCAACACTTCAACTTTTTTTGCTTTGCTTCTTTGTTTAGAAGCAAGTTCTAAAATTTCAAAAATAAATGGGTTGTGTGGAAGACTTTCAATTGTCGTGGTCTTCTTCTTCTGTGAGGTCGTCATAACTATTTTCAAATCGTACTGCTAAAATTTCATCTGGGAGAACATTTCCGTTCTCATCAAACATCTCTGGGTGTGTATAAACTGGTTGAGACATATAGAAATGCTCTTTTGCCAACCATCCTACTACTCCTCCAACAAAAAAGAACATAATAGAAACTAAGGTTCCGATCGTGAGAGTGACTGCTAACATTTTTCTTTCTCCAGAGAGTTACTTTTTTCTTACATCTAGATAAAAATTTAGATGGATGACAAACTCTCTGCGAAGGAAAGAGATCATCTTACCAAACTTTACCTGAAAAGTTTTGGGCGGTTCTGATTTCTTCCTCCTATTTCTTAGTAGTAGTTCAACACCCCGATTTGTGTGGGGTTCGTGACTATTTAGATTGTTTCTTTCGTCGTCCTGGTTTTCGGTCATTACTATACCTCAAAGCGTCTTCAAGAATACCAGAAAGATAGTTTTTTATTTTTCTGGCCTGGGGTTTTGGTATGTGACCATACGCTTCCCTAAGTTGTTTATCCCCACCCTTTAAGTAATCCTCTAACTGCAAAATAAGATCTTGTATGTTTTTTGCTGTTTGACTTTTAACAAACTCTTGCACATCACATCTTTTTGTTTTGCTCGATTTAAGATAATCATAAAATCCGAGGACAAATTTACCTTGAAAAGCATAATCAATTGCAGACTCTACAATTTGATATGTTTCTTCCATTAAATTAGATTCTGTTCTTTTAGGTAATTAACAGTTTCTGTACACCCACCAAGATTTTGATCATCATTCAGAACAACTTGTGGGAAAGTTGATCCTTGACCAAACATGCCATAAAACTCTTCGCGAGTAAAGTCCCTGTTAAGTTTATATATGACGTGTTGTAGTTCGACCAACTGCATTACCTGCTGAATCTTCGTGCAGAATGGACATCCATCCTTTGAGTAGATAGTAAATTTCATTTTTTAACAGACTCCCAATCCTTTTCAAAAATTTCCATTCCCCTATCCGTAAGAACATGATCATACATCTGTTCAAGAATCTTAGGTGGCATAGTGACAATATGAGCACCATTGTACCAAGAACGAACCACTCTCTGAACACTACGAATAGATGCAGAAAGAACTTGAGTCTTGATGCCATGAATCCGATAGAGCTCAGAGATAGAACGTACAACCTCCAGACCTGCGACTGACTGGTCGTCCAAGCGTCCTACAAAGGGAGAAACGTATGTTGCCCCAGACTTAGCGGCAAGGACTGCCTGAGCGGCGGAGAAGATGAGTGTGACGTTGGTACGGATTCGTTCTTTCGTGAGTTCCCTACATGCAGAAAGACCATCGCGTGTGCATGGAACTTTGATGGTAGAGACAGAACCAAACTTATCAGACAGCCTTACACCCTCAGCGAGCATCTCTTGAGCATCTCCCATCACTTCCATACTGATGTCATTGATTCCCATATCAGAGAGTTCTTGATATACATCGTCTGGATTGCGACCAGATTTCATAATCAAAGTTGGGTTTGTGGTAATTCCATCCACCAATCCAGTTTCAAAATACTTACGAATAATATCAGTGTCTGCGGTATCAAGAAAAATTTTCATTTGAGGTTTTTTAAGTATTCTCGTTCAGTATTATATAAAAAGTTCATA